AGTCTTTTGGGGGCCGATCAATGGTGAAGGGGTTTGGCTGGAACTCGACTCCATGTTGCGCGAGACCTGGCGGCACCCGCACGGGGCCATGATCGGTATCAGCGCGGCATGTATCGATTCGGGCGACGGCGGACATACGGAGATCGTGAACGCATTTGCCCGGCCGCGCTTCGGGCGCCGCGTCGTGCCTATCAAGGGCGTTTCCGGCTTTAGCCGTCCATTCCTGCAAAAATCGGGCTCGCAACACCTTTGGCTTGTGGGCAGCGATGCAGTCAAATCGAACCTGTTTGCCCGTCTGTCGCGCTCAGCGGGCATCCGCTTTGGGGCGGACCTGCAGCCGATCTTCTTTGAACAGTTAGCTTCCGAGCGCCGCATTGTGCGGTACACGCGCGGGCAGCCCGTGGCGCGGTTTGAACGGATCAAGGGCAAGAGGGCTGAGACGTTGGACGCAACCGTGTACGCATGGGCGGCGCGGTCCCTGATAAACCAGAATGCCGAGCGGCGCGGCGAAGAACTTGCGTCCCTTACCGCGCCGAAACGGGCGCCGGCCATTATTAGGTCGGCTTGGTTGGAAGGCTTACGCTAATTTCTCACCAAGCTCAGCGAATGAGCTTTTCTGAGAGCCCTTGATAGCAAGTTCCCCAACCTCGTGAAGAAAGCCGACGCCGACTCCACTGTCATCGGCGGCCATCTCGCGAATCTTGCGGACGAAGCGTGGCAGGTCGCCGGTCAATCGGCAATCTTCGATCAAGCGCGCCGCATGCTGGCGGCCATCTTGGTTCAACTTGGAATATTCAGACATTTTAGGTTCTCCATTGGTTTACCCTTGGCGAGAGACAGTGTGCAGAAAATAAATTCACGTTGAAAGGGGGTTATTCAAAAATATATTACGTGAAAATCACGTTAAACGTGAAAATCATGGATATGATGCAAACACCTATTCTTTCTTCCTGCTATCTCTATGATCATCAATTTGATTCGGCAAGTCGAAGACAATTTTCAGAAGCATCGTAAGAAATTCAACGACTGCTTTCGCGTCTCTGTCAGTGGTAGGAGCTGCCCCTAAAGTTGGATGCGCGTTTTCGTTCCCCAAAACTCGCACTTCGTGTGCCCATTCAACCATAATCGGAGGAAGGATCGCCTTTGATCCGAGATCATTGATCTCTTCGTATAGGCTCCTCCCCTCAGCGTGTTGATGTCGCAGCGTTAGCTGAACCGCGCTACGCGCCATAAGGGCAGCGGCATCCCAATTCGACGCCTCCACACTTCGCTGTGCCTGAAGCCAATAGCGGCCAACATCATCAGGCCAATGACTCGGCCATTTCGTCGTCTTTTGCAGCCAAGGAACTTGATGGAATCGCTGGAGTCCTGAACTTCCATTCCCCCAAAATACGGAGGTGAGATTTCCGCATTGCTCGCATTTGAGCGTATCATAGTGGAGCACCTTCCCTACAGAATTCTCCTTCTTGAGCCGACTTTCAAAGTCAAAATTTCCCGTCTCCCCGCAAAAACCGCAATCTACTAAATCGGTGCGAAGTTCGCCTCCGAAGGACTGAGTGCCGTAACCTTCGCCAATTTGCCACCAACTCACAAACCGCCCCTCTTTTAATGCATTCGGAACATCGACCGTATGCCCAGGACGCAGCGACGACAAGTTGCCAGATGGCAGACCTTCAATGGCAAGTTCTAGCGGTCGACGAAAGCCAATCCCGCAGGCTATTGGGCGGCGTGATGCCTTGCCTCTGGAACCAAAGACCGACAGCGATCATCGTAAGCAGGTAAGGGAAGCCCTTCGCCTGGCCCTCGGCAATGATCTGTCGGACTTCGTAGCGCTGCGCTTCCAGTGACATCGCATCCAATCCTCAAAGCGGCCCGGCAGCGGTGAAGGAACCCGCTGCCGGGCCATGCGGGCGCCCGGCTGTCAGGACCGTCACCCGCCGCGCGACATGGAGAGGAGATGAGGTCCCGCCGTGCTACTGAAAAGATTCCTACCATGGCTTAGAGCGGTTGTCTATAGTAATACTTAGTTTCACTTTCAATGTGAATAGTTTCACCAAATATGTTAAAGTATAAATAAGTTGACTGTAGATTTGCAGTCATGTATTTCTGTTTATAGACTTGGAGATTTTTTATGGTTCATTTGACCGTGAAAGAGCTTGCGCGCGATATCTCGGCTGGCGGCGTGCCACTCGATACCGCTCGGGCGCGCGCTGTCAGCTATGCGCAAAACGGCTTTATCCGCATTCGTGCATCCGGGCCGCGCACGGTCCCAAATGAATTTTCGGCATACGACTCAGCCGCGGCGATCGTCCTTTCGCAGATTCAGGATGCCGGCGTTGCTGACCATGACACCCTAAGGGAAGCCAGCCGGGCGCTGTACGAATGGCCTGTGAAGTCCGGTGAACGTGATGCGGGACTTATCCTGCCGGGCGAACATTACCTGCCGCAGCATCCGATTGAGCGCGTCATTCAAGGTATTAATCGGCGCGAGTCCTGGTCGCTGGTGATCAATTTTTGGCGGGACATGCGAACGGGTGTGCGCCTGGTCGACGCCGATCTTTACCGCTCCGACCAATCTTTCATCGGTCGCCCCGACATCGGCATTACCGCGACGCCACGCGGCGCGGTCATCGTGGTTTTGGATGAGGCGATGCTGCCAATCCTCTTACGGGTGCCTGCCCCCGGCTCTAGACCGGACCGGAGGCGCTAAATGGGCATCCTCGATCGCCTCTTTCGTCGCACGACATCCCCTACTGCCGTTCGCAGTTTCGATGGCGCCGCGGGCGGCCGACGTGGTGGCGGCATGGGCACCTTCGGGCGGATTAACCCCGAAGTCGCTGCGGCGGGTCCGCAACTGGCATCCCGCGCCGAATATCTCACGCAAAACAATCCGTGGATTGCTCACGCGGTCGCGAATTGGGTCGGGTCGCTAGTTGGTCCCGGCATCATGCCCAATGCCAAACATCCCGACGCCGACACCCGGAAGGCATTGAATGCCTATTTCGCAGCTTGGTGGGACAGCGCCGATATCGAGGGTCGCACGGACTTCGCAGGGCTGCAATCCATTGTCGCTCGATCAATGATCGTGAAGGGCGAAGGGGGCGCGCTCCTCTTAGGCACCGATGACGGGCCGCGCCTTCGCATTTTCGACCCTGCTTTGATCGACAACACCAAGATAGACTATGAGCGAACTTTCTCGGGCGTTGAGATCGATGAGAACGGCAAGCGCCTCGCCTACTGGCTTTTGCCCGACAATCCAGCCGACTCCTTCGCCACCTTCGCGCCTTCGCAGCGCGTTACGGCCGAGTCCGTGCTGCATGTCTTCAGGCCAATTGGCCCGCTTCAGATGCGCGGCGTGTCCTGGCTAAGTCCTGTTATCCTGCCCGCAAGCGACTTCGACCAATATTGCGACGCGCTGCTTATGTCCGCGAAGGTCGCGGCGATGCATGCCGGCTTCATCACCAATGTGAACGGCACGGCAGGCGCTGAAATCTACGACAGTAAGGACCCGTCGCTAGAGCCTGGCACGCTCACCCGGCTCGGCATGGGCGAAGATGTCAAATTCAACTCGCCTGCCCAACTGCAGCAAGCAGACGCCTTCCTGAAGAACAATCTTCGGCAGCTTGCGGCGGGCCTCGGACTGCCCGAATTCATGCTCTCGGGCGACCTCTCCCAAGCCAACTATTCGAGCCTTCGGGCGGGACTCTTGCCCTTCCGGCAACGAGTCGAACAGGTTCAATACGGCGTGCTTGTACCGCAATTCCTCGCCCCTTGCTGGCGGGCTGTCATCCTTCATGGAATCCTTTCCGGTGAGATCGAAGCGCCCGACTTCGGCGAGCATCCCGAGCTTTACCTGAAGGCGGATTGGCTGCCGCCGCGGCCCATGCAGGTCGACCCGCTCAAAGACGTACAGGCGACCGTTGCCGAGCTTGGAGCCGGCCTTACGTCGCGCCGCAAGGCCGTCGCCGAGCGTGGATGGGTATTGGAAGACCTCGACTCGGAGATCGAAGCCGATCGCCGGAATGAACAAGCGCTTGGCCTAAAGCCTCAGACTACTCCCGAGAACAAAACGGAATCCTAACATGAACGTACAGCTTACCGGCAACCCCACAAAGGCCGCTCACATCGTTAGCAACCGCAAGCCGCGGTCGGGCGAAACCTATGTGCGCGCAGCGACATTCGACGGGTCCAGCCTGGACAATACCGCAATGGAGGTTTCGGCCGTCATTGCCACGTCCGCCCCGGTCAAGCGCCGCGACAAGAAGGGACTCTATCTCGAAGTCCTGTCGATGCGCGGGCTGAATATCGAAGACGGCGAAGACTTCCCGCTGCAGCTTGATCATTCCTCCGCCTCGCGTTCGACCGTAGGGCGCGGCCATTCCCTGAAGGTCGACGGGAACAAGCTTACCGCCGCCCTCCGCTTCTCCGTCGCGGATGATGTCAAGCCGGTCACCCAAAGGGTAAGCGACGGCACGCTGCGGCACCTCAGCATCGGCTACCGCGTCTCGCGTTGGCTGGAGACGACCGATCCGAAGACGGGCGTTCGTACCAAAACGGCCATCGATTGGCGGATTGACGAAATCTCCATCACCCCGATTCCGGCCGACCGAAACGCAACAATCACACACAGGAGTGAAAATATGGACCCCGAAGTGACCGAACTGACCCCCGCTCAGCGCAGGACCGAAATCCGCACCATCTGCCGCATGGCCGGCCTTACAACCGAACAGGCCGACGACATGATTGACCGCGACCTTGACCCGGTTGCGGCCCGTGCGGAAGCTTTCGAGGCGTTGCAGGAGCGGCAGCGCTCGGCGCCGCGCATCCGCGTAGTTGCCAATAACGACGATCCGGCAGCAATCCTGACTCGTGCGGCGGATGCCCTCGCCTTCCGTATGGGCGGCGTCGACAAACTGCCCGAGCCGAGCCGCGAATATGCCAATATGTCCCTTCTCGACATGGCCCGCGACTCCCTCACCCGTGCCGGCGTCAGCGTGCGCGGACTATCGACTGACGAGGTGTTCCAGCGCGCCGCGCATGGCACTTCCGACTTCCCGCTTGTGGTCAGCAACGCGGCCAGCAAAACCCTTCTCAGCGCCTACCAGGCAGCGGAAAGCCCATTGAAAACGGTGGCACGGCAGCGGTCGCTTCCCAACTTCAAGGAGTCGACTTCGATCCGTCTTGGCGGTATGGGCCGGCTGGAACAGCTTTCCGAGCATGGCGAGATCGTCGCCACGTCTCGGGCCGAGTCCGGCGAAAAGCTCACCCTCAGCACCTATGCCCGCCGCTTCGACCTCACCCGCAAGCTGATGATCGATGACGATACCTCGGCCTTTGGCGATATCGTGGCCGCGCTCGGGCAGGCTGCCGCTCAGACGGAAGCCGACCTGCTGGTTTCGCAGTTGATCGGCAATCCCACGATGAGCGACGGCAAGGCGGTGTTCCACGCCGTCCATAGCAACCTGTCGGCCGGCGCCGACCTGGCCGACACGTCCCTTTCGGATGCCCGCAAGGCGATGAGGCAGCGGAAAGACCTGGACGGCAAGACCCTCATTTCGGCGACTCCGAAATATCTGCTTGTCGGGCCGGAACTGGAAACGACCGCCGAAAAGCTGCTTACGGCAATTCAGGCCACCACCACGGATGACGTGCAGCCGATCAAGCTGACCCTGCTTGTCGAGCCGCGGATCGATGACGACTCGTGGTACATCTTCGCTGATCCGGCTCGCCTTGCGGGCATGCAGTATGCCTACCTCTCGGGCGCTCAGGGTCCGCAGATTCAGCGGCAGGAAATGTGGGATAGCTTGGGCGTCTCCTTCCGCGTCTTCGAAGACTTCGGCGCCGGATGGGTCGACTACCGGGCCGCTCAGAAGAACCCCGGCGCGGCGTAATGGCTACCCTGCCCGATCTAGTTGCCATGCGGGAAGCCCTGTTAGCGGCGCGCTATCAGGGCACCCGCACGGCACGGGACTCGGACGGTTCCGAGATCACCTACAAATCGGATGCCGAGCTTGCCACGGCGCTCGCATCCATCAACCGCGAAATCGCAATCCGGGAAAGCGAGCTTGGTTGCTCTCGCTT